CATAGCATTTGTAACTGAACCAGATGCTGGAGTTACTGTTTGAACAGCTTTACCAAGAAATACTGCATACATTGTATCAGTAGCTGAAGTTGCAGCAGATAAAGTTAAGGATGTGCCACTAGCTGTATATGCGTAAGAACTTCCAGGTTGTTGAACAACATTATTAATTACAAGTCTTATTTCATTTTCATTGGCTACAGAATAGTCTAGCGTATATGAAGTTGTTGCACTTGTTGTAAAGTGCTGAACTGCAAAGCTAGTGTAGCTTAAAGCTGGTTGATTACCAATAAAAGGCATTTATTTCTCCTTATGAACTAATTGCGTCTACTGTTGATACCCAAACATCTAATGATGAAGCTGTGTCTGATATTACTTTTAAAGCGTCTCCAGATTGAACAACAAATTTTGCACCACCATCTAAAACTTGTAATGCAGAACCTGTTGGAATTGGAGCATCTTTAATTAAGTAAATATCATTAGCACCATCATTGATATATACAGAACAATTAACTGCTGAACCTGTAATATTTGCTACTGATATTCCTACAACTGTGTCATAAGAATCAGCAGTAAATAATGTTTGTGCAGATGTTCCTACATCATTGTATGTGTATCTTCTAAAATTTTGTGCCATTATTTCTCCTTAAATCAAAGTGCGATTGCCATAGCAATACTAAAACCATTAGACGCTTTAGTATCAATTTGTGTTTGTATTGCAGAAGTTACGCCATTAACATAGCTTAACTCTGTATTATCTACATCACCATTACCTATCTTTGTAGCATTAATTGAATTAACTGCAAGTGTAATTGTACCTGAAGATGTAATTGGTGAATTTGTTACTGTAAATTCTGATGAACCAGCATCTGAAACTCCAACGCTAGTAACTGTACCAACATTTGCAGGAGTTATAATAGTAAATGTAATATTGCTAGATCCTAGAGTTGCACTCGTATCTGTTGTGCAAAGGTAGATTGTATCAGCGTTTGTAGTACCTTCTTGAACAACAACTATCTGTCCTGCAAGTTCTGCAATGGCATCATAGTCTGAGTTTCTAGTAGCTGTACCACTAGCAACAACATCATATATACCATTTTCTGATGCATCTGTTTGATTTTTAACTAATACTTTTTCACCTGTAGCTAGTGTTAAACCATCAAGTGTATCTCCATTTTGAAGATCAGCTGTTAAATCAATATTAGCTGTTGTAGCAGCTCTTACAATAATTCTTGTTTTTAGTCCTGCAACTAAGTTATCTACATATGTTTTTGTTGCTGCATCTGAACCTGCACTTGGAGATCCAAGACCTGTAACAGATCCACCAGTAACAGCTACATTATTAGCATCTTGTGTAGATATAGTTCCAAGTCCTAATGTAGTTCTTTGTGCTGATGCATCTGCATCATCTAATAATGCTTTACCTGCTGTTGTTAAATCATATGTACCAGCAGTACCAGATCCTGTAAATTGTATACCTTTATCTGCAGCAGAAGTTAATCCTGCAAGAGCATCTAATTCTGTATCATGTGCTTGAACATCTGAACCTATTGCAACACCTAAATTAGTTCTTGCAGTAGATACATTTCCTAAATCAGATAAGTTATTTGATGCTGTTAGTTTAGTATCTATTTGAGTTTGTATCGCTGATGTTACACCATTAAGATAACCAAACTCACTATTTGATATTGTACCATCATGTATTTTAGTTGCATCAATTGCTGCACTTGCATTTACATCTGCATTAACAATGGCCCCATCTGCAATTTTTGCAGAAGTTACAGCACTATCATTAATTTTAGCAGTTGTTATTTGTGAGTCTGCAATATGTGCAGTATCAATAGATCCATCAACATAATGTTCTGAGTCTATACTATCATCAGCTATTTTTGCATTTGTAACTGCATCAGCTGCAAGTTTTGCAGTTGTTACAGATCCATCTGCTAATGTAGCTGTTGCAACAATACCTTCAGGAATTGAAGTATTTGTTTTTGAAAGAATACCAATATAAACATTAGTAATAGCTTCGTTTGATAAAGAACCTGAATCCCAAGTTACATTAACTGTTGTGTTTGTAGAAAATGATGTGCTTGATATAGTTCCATATATAGTTCCTGGAGTTGGAGCTACTAATTTAATTCTTCTGTTTGCATGATAAATAGAAGTTACATCTACACCATCAATTGTAAATGATGTTGCTGATGCATAAGTTGCAGTATAAGTTCCTGCACCATCTCCATATTCAATCCATTGTCCATCATTAAACCATTGTCTAATATCTGCCATAACACTTCTAAAAGCATTATTAATATTAGAAGGCAGCATACCTTCTGCAACAGATACTGTATTAGTTCCTGTTGTAGTATTGTTTGCTGCTGTAGTATCGTATTTACCTATAAAGTTTCCTGCCATTTTACTCCCCTATAAACCAAGCAAACGCTTTATTATTCTCTTGGTTTTTTTCATTTATTAAAGCATTAATAGCTTCTTCAATTTGTCTTTGGAAGAACTCTTGTGTTTCAAATGAGTATCTTACATTATCAATATCTTGTGTATCCGTCATCTAAGTCCTGACTTTGATGCAACTAAATCTACACCTTGAGCATTATTCCATGCAACTCCACTAGGTGTTTTTACATTTATTTTAACATATCTTCCAGATTGTCTTACTGGATTAATACCTGAAGTATTCATACTTACTTCAGAAGATGTTGTTACACTATCTGCTAATCTATCTCTTGTTTTAATAGTAACAGTAGCAGTAGCATCTACAATAGGTCTTACTCCCTGAATACTAGCTCTATGATTTGGAAATAGTTCTAGTTCAGAAGTCTCAAGTTCACCTTGATTAGCAGTACCTGAAAAAATAGCTGCTTTATAATTATTATCTATTGCACCAAGTAATAACTGTCCACCAGACCAGAAATCAGTATCTAAAGCAATATTAATCTGATCTAGGTTTTGAGATATAATATCCATAAGTTCAACAGTATATGCTCCCACAAACTGTGAGAATATGGTACTAGCATTAGCTTCTGCTAAAGACCATTTTTGTGTTGCATAATTATATATTATAATTCTATCGCAAATTCCTGTAGTATTGCTAGTATTTTGTGCAGATGGGTACAACCATAATGCTAATTGATTGAATGGATCAACAGCAGCACATATTCTATCACTAAAGGCTTTGTTAAGATCTAGATCAAAAAATCTATTAACTTTCTCAGCACCAATAGATACTACATTATCACCTTGTATTTCAAAGAATCCATCATCTGCATAGAAGAAAACCCTTCTATTATCTTGGGCTACTGTTCTTCCATACACAGCTCCTCTATTTGGAGATATTACTGAAAGCCTAAATATTGTTGCTCCACCGACATAGTCCATACGGATAATTTGGTTCTGCCTAAATACATACCCAATCTCACCAGATGTAATGTGTACTATTTCACCACCAGCTCCTGGAAGATCTTGTAGATCTGCTTGTTTACCAGACCATACACCAATATCATTGATACCTGACCATTGTATTCTATTCTGGTTTGAGCTTTGATTACCAGTAACTAAGAAATCTCTAACAACACCTGATACTTTAAAGTTTGGTGTAGTACCTGCAGTATTAATTGCACTAAGATTTGCAAAGTTTGTAGATGTTCCCATTAGATAATATTGAGGTAGATCTACTCCATTACTAGCTATGATATAATTACCAAACTGAGTAAATGTCCAAAAATCTGTGTTAGTTCCTGTTAAGGATCCTTTTCTAGATGTAAATGTTCCACCATCTAATTGATATATATCTGTGTTCTTAGCAACAAAGTTATATACGTTACCTGCATTATCTCTAAAAGATCCTGCACCTCTACTATCTGCACCTATATCATTTGAAGAATAATTAACTAAAGATGGAAATCTCTTATATGAATTAAGAGCATAATAAACATTAGTTGCTACGTTAGCTCCTGGATTCAAGTGTTCAGGTTGATCAGGTAGCCATTCTCCAAAAGGTATTTGCATTATCTATTCCTATAAAATGATAAATCTGTTTGAACATCTGTTCTTTGTTGAACAGGTGCACCACCATAGGTGTCTTGTCTGTCGTTATTCTCACATCTTTCAAGAGCTGATGAATACATACCTAACCAGTTTTGTAATTGATTAGGTTCTATTCCACCAAGAAAGTTTGCTGCATGATATAAAGATCCATACAAATATATTGCAGGATGTTTATCTAATATATAATTTGATGTATTAGAATCACTAAGAGGTGATATAGCTTTATAGTATGATAACTTACCAGTATAACTAATATCAGGGCTAGGACCGAATCTGAATTTTTCCACTTCATCATCACTCTCCAATGTATATGCTCTTGGTCTACCAGTTCTTGATCCACCTTTTATTTCAAACATATTATGTGGTGTAATATATTCTAATGGATATTTAGTAGATGATTGTAATATATAAAATGATCTTACAGCAAGAAATCCTGTAGGTACTGTTACTTGTTCAGCATTAATAGTAACATCATCTTGCTGTTCCATTTGTCTAATTCTTAATTTTGCATTGAAATCAGCTTCTGTAAGTTTAATAAAGTCATCTTGTATTTCTGTTGTTAAATCAGATCTATTTAAGAAGTTAGCAATAGATGCTTTTAATTGTGAATATGTTGATAATGCCATTATAAATTTCCTGACGCTGTTCTAAAATATCTAAACTCATTACTATTAAGTTTAGTTCTCATAATTTTTCTTTGTGTTTCTTTTGGTAAAGCAAACCAGTTATTGCTACCATTGTATTCTTTAGCCCAGATCTGTAGAACTAATGGAGGAACACTAGCTACTCTTTTCATTTCTCTAGCTTTTGATAAAAAACCATCATTATGATTGTAAAGTGCTTTGTTTCTTTTTAACAAAGGATTTACATTCTGTTCATTGTTGATAGTTAGTTTACCATCAGACTCTTGTATATATCGAGTCTTTATTCCACCTTCGTATTCTACAGATCTAACTTTTCCCATTACTCAGATAATTCAGTTACATATAAATTAACAGATCCAATTACTGCAACTTTTTCACCTTCAGATACTTTGAAATATTCTGTATCTTTTGAAGGTACAAATATTTTTGAAGTAGTAGCAGTTGGGGATGTTCCGAACTCAATATGGCAATCTGCATCTGCACAGATTCTAACATACTCAATGTTAGCTCCAAATGCACTTGATGCTGCAGAAGTACCAGATGAGGTAACTTTTTGTGTTGTAACAGGTCTCATTCCAAAATGTGCCATGTTACTCCTTATCTTCTGATTACAAATGTAATAATAGCTTCACAAGCAGTTGCTGATGCACCATCAGTAATCATTTCGATAGCGTCACCTTCTTCTACAGAATTAGCTGCAGTAGGTTCAGATGAATCTACATCACCTGCTGCTGAACCAGATTGAGTTACTGTAATACCACCATTAGTGATAGCAGTTCCACCTAATTCAAAAGATAAACCTGCATCTGCTGTTGTAATTGCATTCTTGATACATGAAAAGATTTTAATAATTCTTCCACCATCAGGTACTGCAACAAAAGTTGATCCTGCTGTTGATATGTCTGTGATTTTTGCTGTTAAAAAATAATCGTTTAAAGTTCTCATTAATATTCCTTAATTGTTCCGATCCTAACCTTCTCTCAGATCTTCAATTGTTTAGAATCTGCTGGGGGAGCAGATTTATAGGTTACTCCCCCAAACAGTTATTATTATTATGAAGTAGTTAAGTCTGCAACTAAGCCTGATGCACCTTCATTTCTAGACTCTAGAGTAGCTTCTACTAAAAGCTGTCTCTTTTCAGAGTCACCAGTTTTTGAAAGTTCATGCATAGTGAAGTCTCTTAAGAACGCTATACCCCAGTAGTTCATGTCTAGTACATAAGCGTCTCTATCTCTAGAGAATCTGTTAGGTACTACTTGCAATTGACCGAAGTCAGATGCGTATACATCAACTGAAGTGTATAAAGTAGCGTCTGCACCTGCATCAAATCTAGTACTGTTACCAGTAAAACCAGATAATTTTTGTTTGTTGAATGGGCCGACCATAACCATTGAAGGGTCGCCACCAGCATTCCAAACATTTTTGATTACAGTTTTAAGAGATGCTTCTGTGAAAGCTCTTTGAGTTCCATCAGTTCTAGCTGTGTTACCAGCAGATCCTGAAGCTCCACCTGCACCGAAATCATCATTAGATGCAACCCATGCACCTAAAGATCCTAATTTTCTAGCAGTTGATGCATCACCAGTAACTTCTGCTTGGTTACCAGTAATAGTTGCTTCCATGTCTCTTTTTAACTCTTTAGCTTTTTTAGCGATTTGGTAAGCTAATTCAGATGCTCTACCTGCTTTGTCTACAGCTTCTTGAGTTCCTGTGATTACAACAGTTTTGTCCATAATCTGAGAACTGTTTGAAAGTCTAGTAGTTGCAGTTACTGCGTCTAAAGTTGCTTCATCACCTTCGATAACAGCATTTGAAGTTGATGCTGCTGCTAAAGCGTCAGTTTGCCATTCGTGTAAAACTGCAGTAGCTTTTGTTTTAGCTGCTGAGCTGATGAATGGCGTATCTGTTGGAGAGATACTATAGATAACGTCTGAAAGATCTTCTCTTTCACCGACTGAATCGTAAGTATCAAATGTATTTGTTGGTTGTGCCATTTGTTATTTCCTTTGTTGAGATTTAAGATTAATAATATCAAGCAACGCAGATTGGGCATCTCCAAGATTTCCTGTCTTACGTAACTTGCTTATTTTATTTCTTATATTTTCTCGACCAGAACTTGTATTCGATTTGGCAACACCTGATTTAACAACCTTTGGTGCATTAGCTACTTTTTTCTGAACTATAGGTTTTTTATCTTTTAAAGATTTATAGCTCATAGCATCTTTTGCGACCATTAAAAATCTGTAATCTGCAAGTGATCCAATCTCTTGATCATTAAATCCATAATCTCGTAATGTATTACGCATATTAAGTTTAAACGTATCAGCTTTATTTGGATCAGCAAACTCAGGAATCTTTGTAGCTGCTAATTCTTTTTGCGTTGCAAGAAAGTCATCATACTGTTTTTGTTGAGCTTCTCTAGCTTTAGCTTTCATTTCTTCAATCGTTTCTGATTGTTGACGTAATTGAAAATCTAATCTAGCAGCTGCAGCAGGATCTTCTTCATATAATCTTTGAAGATCTTGACCACCTTGCTGTTGTCTGACAAACGCATCAGCAGTTGCTATTGTATCATTTAGTTCTGCAAGTCTTGAATCATAAGATTGACGCAAACTATTCTTTTGTGTTTCGAGATCTTTTCTCTCTAAACTTAAAGTATGAGTTTTTTGTCTATAATCTGAGTCTCTAGAATAACCAGCTTTCAGTTCATCAAGGCTAACCTCTATCTCTTGACCATTGACTTTTAATCGGTGGAGATTTGGTTCCTCTAATTCTGTTTGTGTTTCTTCTGTGACCTCAGTATTTTCAGTTTCCTGTTCTGGAGCTGTTTCAGACTCTACTTGGCTCTCTTGAACTTCCTGTGTCTCAGGTTTGGATTCTGAAGGTTCTGCTTTAGTTTCAGTTTCTTGTTGATCTTTTGGATTCAATAATCCTGAAATTTTCTCAGCAGCACCATCTATGTTTTGTGCTTCCGACATATCGTTCCTTTCATGGTTGACGAATTTGACGTTGCGTTAGCTTAACGTCTTTTATTTAATTGATCTAACTCTTGTTGAGTTAGTTTTCCACTTGCCATGATACTTTGTAAATGACCTCTGATTTTGTCTACAAGATTGTAGGCTACCCAAAGATATGTACGTTTATCATCTTCAGTGAATTTTGTATTAAAGATTTCCTGTTTATATATTTCTAGGAGATCTTCAAATGCTGTTTTTAGCAGGGGATCGTTCAGTAGCTGTTCTGCTCTCTTGCCCTGCCTTATCTGTGTTTCCTTGTTCATTAAAGAATTGTCCTTGACCTTTTATAATTTCTTTCATTAATTCACCAGATTTATTTAGATCAGCTTGTTCTAACATTGATCTACGTTTTAATTCTAGTTCATCAATTTTAGTTCCGTATTTTAACTCAAGATCTTTAATTTTCAACTCAAAATCTAATAATTCTTTTCTCATCTGAGATTCGATACGTTTCATTTCTACATTGTTCTTCATTACAGCTCTTTGGTTTTCACCTTGAACTTGAGCTAATGTAACTTTCTCGAACTCAGTTGGTGGTTTAGGTGGAAGTGGTGGCATTTGTGCTGCACCTACTTCTGGATCCATAAAGAATGGTTCAATACTATTTAGACCTGCATTTTCTACTAGTTTCTTTAATGAATTATATACGTTTCTTAAATTAACCATAGGGCCATAAACATTTTGTTGTAAGTTTATAGCCTGCATTTGTTTTTCTAAAATAGCATTAATTAGGATTAGCTGTTGTTCTTTTGATCCAGTACCTAATCCTACTCTAACAGTAACATTTACTCTATCCTTCCATTCGTATGGTCGCATAGGTATATATTTACCTCTAATTCTAACAATCTTTTCTTTTTGTTGGTATTTACAAATAAGTTCAAATAATTTTAAACCTAAATCTCTAACACCTGTTTCTGCAAATATTCTAGCAATTAACTCCATTCTCATTTGAGATTGAGTTAATACTTGGTTCATACCAGTTGCTGTCTTATTATTTAATGAATCTGAATTTAAACCTTGTGCAGTTTTAGTTACACCAGTTCTAGATTCTTTTACAGCATCTAAGTAACCTAACATACCACTAGCTTGTTCTGTAATTGGTTGAGCCTGAATAGGCATCATTACATTTTGTGGTGGTTGTTTAGTTCTTACAATTCCTCCAGGTCTATTAGTTAGGAGATCATCCATAGCTACTTGACCATCTTGGATTGCAACTCTATTGTTATTAGTTAGATACATGTTATCTAACATTTGTCTCATAACAGTAGATTTAATTAATTGTATATCTTCTACTAGTTCTGCAATAGATCTACCATGAAATCTGTGAGGCATAATAACTGGTGTCATAGATATAAAAGGCATATTATCTACTTCTTCAATATCTAAAAGTTTTGTAGCTTCACCAGCTGTTGTAACTTTTAATAACTCAGCTACACCATCTTCATCTGCATCCATTCTAATATATGATTCATGGATCAATACATCTTGTGTAGATTCATCACCATCTGTTTGACCATGAGAAAAATCTACGTTTTGATGTCTTACAAATTTATCTTCTGTATAATAATCAGTATCACCAGTTGGTAAGGATGCAACTAGATCTGCATCATATCCCATTTCAATTAATTCTGATTTAGTCTTTTGTGTTCTATGACAAACAAAGTTTGCACTATCAATAGACTTACATCTTCTTTCAATTAAAAATTCTTCAGGTGGTACAGGTTCAATTCTAACTTGACCATATAATTTTGTTCTATGAATAACTACATCATGTAGTTTAATTTTATCAATCTCTTTACCTCTATCATCTGTGATAGATTCTTCGTATTCAGAATGTGCTGTAACTTTTACTTCAGCATTTTCTACAAGATCATTAAACTCATCATCAGTTAATCTTGTATATTCTTCTCTTTCTGTTTTTTGTGAGTTATCCCAGAATACTTTTAAGATACCATTCTTTTGTATCAATGCATCTTTGAATGCAGAATATAAAGCTAAGAATCCATTGTTTTGTTTATAGAAGATGTAGTTTAAATAATCTGAACATTGTCTAGCCATTTCTTCATCTTCAGGGCCAACACCTTCACATTCAAATACATTATCACCTGCAGTAAATATCTTCATTAAAGAAGGCATTAAACTTTCTACTGTGTCCAGGACATCATTTGAAACAACTTGAGAACGCCCTTCTTGTTCATTACCAAGAGGCATTCCTAAATAATATTCTAATGATTTTTTTCTTCTTGCTACAAGCTCACCACCAATATAACCTGATGCTTGATGTATTTCACTTGATAATACTCTTAATATTTCTTCTTTTGATTTCATACTACATATTTTGTATCTACATTAATTGGTGCATCCCAGTCTGTTGTGTCTATTGGTTCTGCAACACATCCATACCTGAAGCTATCTGCTGCGTGTGAACACCAGTTATGTAGAGGTTTGTTTTTAAATACTTGGTTCTTTTCATCCCATTGTTTTCTGTATTGACGTAATGCATCTAATCCTACTTTACACTTCTCTCTATCAAAATAACAAAACGGTAATGCATTTCTAACAGATTCAATTCCATGATCAACTTCTAGTTTTGGAGCTATATCAAAATTTATACCAAGTTCATTTGCAACTTCAAGTCTTGATTTACCAGTTCCAAGTTCTCTAGCCATTATATCATGAGGAGCAATATGAGATGTATAAGAATAATTTTTTTCATTCAATACATCTGCATAGTGAGCTAAAGATTCACCAGAAGTTTCATAATAATCAACTAGATGTATCTCTTGCCCTACTCGTTGTGCAAACCATATTGCAGTCGAGTCACCTATTCCCAAATCCCACCATGTTTCAACACCTACGTTGTCATCAATAGGCACGTTGCCGATTCTACCATCCTTCTCGGCTTTAGTTATTAATCGACCATAATAACTACCAGACACAGCTGCAGTAAATGAACATTCAAATTCCTGTTCGTATTGCTCAGGTGTCATGATTGAACGTGCCTGTTCCAGCTCCTCAACTGGAATTACTTTTGTATCTGATGCTCGATATAATTTTCCATACCAATCATCATGACCTCTTAAAGCATAATCATATACTTCCCAAAACTGGTTATGCCCCATAGGTGTACCAATAAAAAGGACCCATCCTAATTTATCAGCTACAGCAGGTCTAACAATTTCTGTCCATACTCTTGGAGCCATAATAGCATACTCATCAAGTACAACTGCATCAAATCCCAACCCCCTGATAGAATCTGGGTTGTCTGCTCCAAATATTTGTATACGAGATCCATTAAATAAATCTATCCTTAGTTCTGATTCATTTCTAGTTCCACCTATTTTTAATAGTGGTTGTGTATAAAATTTTAAATATTCCCAAGCAATTGACTTACCTTGTCTATATGTAGGTGCTATGAATGCACATAATGATCTAGGCTTGTCAGCTGCTGTTTTAATTAATTCATTAATTGATAAAACTGATTTACCAAATCGTCTATGACAAACTAAAACGCTAAATCTTTTTCTGCTTTTGTGAACTTCTAATTGATATTCTCTAGGTCTATAGGGTACTTCAACTATCTTTATTTTCTTTTTCCCATTGGACTTTGACTTGGACTGGTTCATCTATACTCATTTTTGTGTTTGATGATGTAAGTCTTGCATGAACATATGGTGCAGCTTTTTCTGCTGCATACATTTTTCTTTCAGGACTACTTGCAGGATTGTTTAACACAGAAAGCAAATAATCCAAAGGAGAATGATTATATTTTTCTGCCATCTCCTCCATAGATTTCCACAGCTTTTTAGACTTGGATCCTACAGGTCTACCAGCACCTTCTCTTTTGCCACCATGATTAGATTGTTTTTCTTCCATTA